CACAAAATTATTCTTGTCGATTTGAACCTAATTATCAATAAATAATAATACAATGAAAAAATATACTTTAATAAAAGACTTTGAAAATCAAAAAGAAGGAGATGTTATCTTTATACATGAAGGTCAAGTAGACTATTTTGTAGAAAAAGGATATATCAAAGCAAAAGGTAAAAGAAAAAAGACAAAAACAAAAGCTAAGATAGAGGATATACAAGAAAGTGAGAATAAAACAATGGAAATTAATTAATTACTAAAAAAAAGATAAATGGCAACAGACAATATTATAAATGGAACGCTGTGTGTGATTAAAACTGGAGCAGACCACGCATCAGCAACGGCAATAGCATTTTCTACTTCTGCGTCAATTTCTTTATCTATGGATACAAGAGACATTTCCAATAAATCTTCTGCAGGTTGGAGAGAATTATTGGAAGCACAAATGTCTTGGAGTGCATCGGTTGAGGGGTTATACGCTGAGAGAGATGCTTCAGGTTCAGCAGTAAAAGGATACGATGATATGTATGCTTTATTAACGGGTAGAACAGCAACTTACTTAGAATTAACATCAGGAGTGTCAGGTGATAAATATTATCACGGACAAGTCTTCTTAACTTCTTTAGAGCAAACAGCTCCATTGGAGGATAGTATGACTTTTTCTGCTACATTCGAGGGAACAGCAGCGCTATCTGAAGGAACTGAATCATAATTTACTAACTTTTGGGTGATGTATTGGGCGATTCTACCTTTCGTGGTGTCGCCCTCTACTAATCCCATATAAAACACGAAAGGAATATGTTTGAATATGTATCAATAAATGAAAAAAAGCGTCCATGTAAATTTGGATTTAATGCTCTGAGACATTTTAGTAGAATGACTGGAACATCAATATCAGAAATGGAAGCGTTAGGCGAAAATATGACATTTGATGTCGCTTTAGCTTTAATCTATTGTGGGTTAAAAGACGGGGCAAGGGCAGCAAAAGAGAATTTTGATTACTCTCTGGATGATTTAGGAGACGATTTAGATTACGATATGTCAGCAATTGAGAGATGTATGGTATTATTCGCTGAACAAATGGGGAAAAAGCAAGTAGAAGGAGAAAAAAAAAGTCGCAAAAAGGCAAAGTCGAAATAGATAGAGTTGATTGGACTTTTGATAAGATTGAAGAAATAGGGTTAGGACAATTAGGAATGACTTACGAAAACCTATATTCTCTAACTCCTAGGGCTTTTTGGAATGCTTTAGACGGGTTTTGGACTCAGAAGGAAAATGAACAAAGGAAAGAGTGGGAGAGAACAAGATGGCAAACTTGTTTATTATTGAATGTTCATCTTCCTAAAAATAAGCAAATTGGAATTAAGAAATTAGTTACATTTGACTGGGAAAAAAGAGATGATATTGATACCTATGAAACAACGAAACAAGCATACGAAAGATATAAAAAATTAAAAAGAGCAAGGTAATATGAGTGATGCGGCATTAAATGTAAGACTAGGAGCGAAGACAGCAGAGTTTAATAAAAAGATGAACGCTGCTTCTCGTAAGATGCAAAAATTCGGTAAATCTATTGGAAACATAGGAAAATCTATGACTACAATGTTTACTATGCCTTTACTCGCTGCGGGTGGGGCTTCAATAAAACTTTCTTTAGATTTTCAAAAGTCAATGACTAAGATTCAGACTCTCGTTGGAAGAACGGGGGCTGAAATTGAGGTTATGAAAGCCGGTATTATGGATATGGCAATGGAGACTGCTAAAAGCCCCGTAGAATTAGCCGAAGGGCTTTATTTCCTTGAGTCTGCTGGACTTTCTGGGGCTAATGCGATGGAAACCTTAGAACAAGTAGCAAAAGGCTCAGCGAGTGGCTTAGGAGATATGGAGGCTTTATCTGTTGTTGCTGCCGCAGCTCAAAACGCTTATGGAGAGGAAACTCTATCTGCTTCTGAAGCTTTAGATAAGTTTGGAGTAATGGTAAGAACTGGTATGTTTGATGCACAAGAATTATCAAATGTATTAGGAAAACAATTAGGATTAGCTTCAAATCTTGGAATTTCTTTTGATGAAGTAGGGGCTTTAATATCTACTTATACTCAAACAACTGGAGATGCTACCGCAGCAACTAATGGTTTAAGCGCTATAATGATGACTTTTGCTAAATTAGAGTCTGAGCCTACTAAGAAGCAAGCGGAGGCCTTAGACGCGATAGGAATGAGTGCTGAGCAGGTTAAAACAATGATGGGAGAGCAGGGATTGATGGCGACAATGCAACATCTACAAACTCAGTTTGAAGCGAATGGTATTCCAATGGCTGATTTCTTTACAAAATCTCAAGCATTAAAAGGGGCATTAGGAGTATTAGGAACTCAGACAGAAGCTTATACAGATAATCTCAATGCAATGGGAGAATCTACTGAATTTGTTAATGGAGCTTTTTCAGAAACTTCAGAAACTGAGGCTTTCAAGATGGAACAAGCGATGAATGGCTTAAAAGTAGCCGGAACAGATTTAGGGAATCAATTAACTCCAGTAGTTACAATGATTACTAACAAGATTCAAGATTTAACTAAATGGTGGGGAGGCTTATCAGATGAGGCAAAAACTAGTATTGTAAAGTGGGCAGGATGGGTAGCAGTAGCAGGTCCAGCCTTAATGATAATTGGAAAGATGATTGTCTTTGGAGGTAAGGCGGTAAAATTATGGAAGGCATGGAGTAATGCAGTTAAAGTTGCCGGAGGTATTCAGGCTTGGTTTAATGGTATTTTAGCAGCGAACCCTATCGGATTAATAATTACTGCTATCGTAGCTGTAGTTGCAGCGGTTTGGTATTTTGCTACTTCATCTTCTGATGTTGCTATTACGGTAAGAAATGCTTTTAAGGCGGCGGCAAATTGGGTTATTGATGCTATAAACGGATTGATTAAGGGTGTAAATAAATTATCTGGAGCAATTGGTATTAAAGCTATTCCATTGATGTCAAAATTCAAGATGGAAGCTAAAAATGTTAAAACTGAAGTAAAAGATACTTCTGATGAAGTGCAAGATTTAGCAGATAATTTAGAAAGTATTCCTTCTCCTACAATAGATATTCCAGATTTTGATGCCGGTGATGATGATAGTGGTGGTGATGATGGTGGTGGTGATGATACAGACAAAGACTTAGAAGAAAAACAAAGAAAAGAAGAAGAAGCTAAAAGAAAATTAGAAGAAGCAGAAAAGAAATCACAAGAAAATATTAGGAAACTGAAACAACAATTTAATGTATTAAATGAATCAGATAAACACAAAGCAAATTTGATTTCTTTAGAAAATGCAAGAGAAAATGAATTATTAAAAGTAGAAGATACTCAATACGCAGAAGAGGAAAAAGCAGCTATCAATGATAAGTATAACAAGATGATAGAAACTGCTAATGCAAAAGCGGCTGAAAATTCAAAGTCTGCTTGGGAAAAATCATTAAAAGGAATCGAACAAGGATGGTCTTCTGTAAAAGATGTAGCGACTTCAGTTGTGGGGGGTATTAATGATGTATTACAAGCTCAGGCAGAACAACAGCAAATTACTTTAGAAAATCAACAAGAGCAAGAAAATTTAGACTACGAAAATTGGTATAATAGAGAGTTGGAAAAAATAGAAACTAAAAAGATGAACAAAGAGATGGAGGAAGAAGCCATCGCAAAGTTGGATGATAAGGCAGCAAAGAAGAAAATGGATTTGGAAAAGAAGCAAGATGCTGAGTCAAAAAAATTACAAAAGAAACAAGCAAAAAGAGATAAGAAAATGAAGATATTTTCTGCTATCGTTGCTACAGCAGAAGGTGTTGTTAGAGCGCTCGGAGGCTCTGCCCCTCCAGCTAACTTTATATTAGCAGGAATAGTCGCAGGAATGGGCGCTATGGAAATAGCAGCGATAAAATCTACTCCAATACCTATGGCGAAAGGGGGTATTGCTTTTGGACCTACTAATGCTTTAATTGGTGAGTATGCAGGGGCTAAAAATAATCCAGAAGTTGTAGCGCCTTTAGATAAACTAAAAGGTATGTTAGGAGAAAGTAATCAAAAACAGCAGGTTCAAATCTTCGGAACACTTAAAGGGAATGATATTTTCCTAACTAATGATTTAGCAAATACACACAGATTAAGATATACTTAAAAACGAATGGCGGGAATAATATATAATTCAGATTTTAGAAGCTTAAACGGAACTCCATATAGACTTCAAATTTGGGATACTGAACACTCTGGTTCAGTTAGAGATTTCGACACAACTCAAGGCTCTTTACAGATTAGTTTTGATACGTCTGGAGAGAATAAATTAACAGAAATTATTTGTAGTAATATAGAGTTTGAATTTATGGTTCAAACTGCAGCAGATGAAACTTGGATTGAATATCTGAGAGGCGATACAATTGAAGAAAAGGATGTTTATATTGTTTTATGGAATGGAACAACGGGGGGATATGAGGTTCAATGGAGTGGATATTTATTATTAGATTTAGGAGAAAAAACAGATGAGTCTTTTCCTTATGGAGTAACGATAAAAGGGGTTGATGGATTGTCTTTATTGAAAGATATAGACTTCGTTCATAATGCAGATACAAATAGCCCTCCATATGCAATGAACGATACCTATATTTTACCCGCTAATACTCCATCAGGAGCGAGGTATGCTAATTATATTAAATGGATAGTCGAGATTCTAGGGTATGCAGATTTTATGGATACATCTACTTGCCCTAACTCTGGAGTGCCAGCTTGGAAAATTCAAACAGCAGTAAATTGGTATAATGTAGAACATGGTTCAATATCTGGAACTTTAACTAGTTTAGACCCTTTGAGATATACTGCTTGTAATGGAGAACAATTTTACAAACAAAGCGGTCAGTCAAATACTGGTGTTTTATACTATAAACCTTTAAGTGTTTATGATGCTTTACAAAATATTTGTAGAGCTTGGGGAATGAGATGTGTAATGTATAATAATGTAGTCTATTTTATTCAGGTTGCAGAATATAGAAGAACAGAATCTGGAACGGTAGGTATTCCAGATAATGTTAAAACGACTACATATACTAAGGCGGGAACTTATGTATCTTCTAATGAAGCTTTAGGAGGAAATAGTATTGATAGATTTGAGTTAGATATTGAAAATTCAACTTCTGCAACTGATGGATTACAAAAATTAGCAGGAACGACTTGGGGAGAATATCCAATAGTTAAAAAAGTATCTACTAATTTTCCATCGATATCAAATTTTAATGGTTATACCGGTTTTCCTATGTTATATGGAAAAGACCAAAGCCCAAAAACATGGCCGACTTTTGGAGTAGCTTCTCCTGGAGTTATTTCTGGAAGATGGGAAGATACAACTAAGCCTCTAGGAACATTCAATGATGCATATTTACTAGATGGTTTTTATATGATGATATCTTTACAATTTATGAATACTTATCCAGATGATGTAGAGTTTCAAATGGCTTGGACGATAAGGGCAAAACCTACTTCTTCATCTACTTGGTCTTCATCTGATGCATTAGTAGCAACTTGGAGTCAGGATATGCCATCTGGAAATTGGCAATTATATTGGGAGCCTTACTATCCGTTAAATGATTTGAATACTGAAATGGGAGGTATGCCGAGTTATGATGGAAGATTTATTAATCAATGGAATTCTACTTTAGGAAATACAAATGGAAATGTAGATGACCAAATGTTTTTCAAAAATGTAGTCATTCCTCATGGAGTTTCAACAATAGATATTATCTCAGGAACAGAAGTAGGTAATAATGGGAATTTAATGCCTATCCATCCTAATATGCAAGGAGATTGGGATTTTGAATTAGTCGCTAGACATCATGGACCTAGTCATAATTACGGAGCTTGGTTTGCTGATTGGCATGGAGCTACAGCAAAGATACCTCCATACCCTCCAATTACCGCGCCTCCTTGGGCTAATATTCAAGCGGGTTACGACCCAGATTACCCTAACCCTCCAGGAACATTATATTATGGAATGTGGGGTCCGACCTATTCGGTTTGGTATAATGATTTATCGCCATCGCTTGGATTATGTATGTTTTCTCCAGTAACTGGAGGGGCTATTGGTTCAACTTCTTATAATACTCAATATTTTACATCAACAAATGATTCTTACATATTGAATATTAAAGACACTTTGTGGGGAGATACTGATGCTCAAGATGTTCCAGGTTCATTAAAAGTATATAATGGAACAGCATGGAAATTTACTGATTATCTTGGTAAGTGGGGTAGAGGGGTTTCAAATGGTAGTAATTCTTTTACTGAGATGTTATGTTCTGATGCCTTAAACATGCAAAATATTCCATCTCAAAAAGGAAATTATACTTTAGCATTAAGTGTATCAAATAAAAATCTAAGTGGTTCTGCTTCATATCCGAAATATGTTAATCCAATTGGTAGAGTGATTGAAAAATTGAATAATTATAAATTCGTTCCATTAAAAATGACTCAAATTATTGATATGGATGAAACTTCTGGAATGTGGTTTCAAATGGTTTGGAATGAGGCAGCAGCAACTACAACAACTAATCCTAATGGCGGAGGTCCAGATGACCCTATTGACCCGCATGGACCTGTTGATGATGATGACGTAGGCGTAGGTGTAATTAGAAACGAGCAATCTGCTTTAGCAATGAAATCGATTAGCGCTCAAAGTCAATTTTCACAAAGAAAAATGATGCAACCGATTTTAACTATTAATGATAATAAAAGAAGGTCTTTGAAAGATACTACCTATGCTTTTACTTCATTAAATGTAGCTTCCGCAGGGCATACTCAAGGTCAAACATTAAAGACCGGAGATACGGTTATTTTAGAAGAAAAGGGTAGAATCGCAGAATTAACTTTAACTGCTGATTTTGTTTTAGTTTCTGAGGCAACAGAAGAAAACCCTGCTTCAACTTCTATTCAATTTGCTTCTACTCGTTTATTATGGAATGTTACGGAAAAAGCAGTAATTTATGCAGATGTAGCAAATTGGTATAATCAGTCATTAAGACAAACAAAAGGCTCGGTTGCAGGATTTACAGTAAGTGATACGGGGCTAACAAAAGGTGGAATTACGATAGATGGGTTTCTCGATTCTGATACTATGACGGGGGCTTCTGCTACAAAGATTCCAACTTCGGAATCAGTAAAAGCTTATGTAGATGCTCAAGCAGGGGGAGGGGGAGATGTCAATTCAAACTATGGAAGTTATAAATGCACTGGAACTACCACTACCTCAGCATCAACGGGGGAAAGTAATGCAGTTACCGTTCCTTTTAATTCTGAGGTAATTACAAGCGTATCAACGACTATAGTTTTATATACAGCAGAAGGTCCAGGTTCAATTAGCAACGCGGCTTATTCTTTTAAGTTAGGAGCTACGGGGTATTTTGAGATAGCTTGGACGGTAGGAACAAATACAAATATAATAAATAATAGAATTTTAACTGGTGTTAAATTACAGTATGGAACATCTGAGGGAGAGACTATAGGATGGTCGGATTATTCTCCATCGCATGGATATATTTACGACAGAGGAAACGGGGCGGTAAGAAAAGGCTCAATGTCAAATAGCGTATTTTATAGAAATACAGCTAGCGCAGAAAATCCCGTTTATTTTAGATTAGTAATATGGAAAGAAGCAGCGAGTAATGGTAGTATGAATGCTATTACTTTAACTAATGCGTGTAATTTAAGAATAAAGCAATTACAATAATGAAAACAGAGATAAAAGATACAGCAGAATTTATTGGAGTTAATGCGACTGGAATATTGATGAGTTTAACCGATTTAGATGCGATTTTACGAACTTTAATCTTAGTTTCAACATTAGTATACTCCATATTAAAAATAATTCGTTATATCAAAGAAAATGAAAGTAAAAAAAAATGAGTGAAAAAGATAGAAATTACCCTCCGCTAAAATATTTCAAAAGAAGTGAGTTTGCTTGCCCAACTGATGCAGATTCTGGAGAGAATATGGATGCGTCATTTTTACAGAAATTAGATTCTGCTAGAGGAAAGGCAAATATTCCATTCAAAATTAATTCAGGATATCGTTCTCCGGCTCATAATACTGCGGTAGGAGGGGTTAAAAACTCTTCGCATATGAATATACCTTGTAATGCGGCTGATATAGCAGTAAAAGATGGTAGAGAGCGATTCCTGATACTAGTATCATTAATGAGTGAAGGTTTTACTCGTTTTGGTATTGGGAAAAATTTCATTCATGTTGACTCTGACGATAGGGTGAACGGGGGTGATAAAAGTCCAAATGTTATTTGGCATTATTATTAATCAAAAATTATAAAAAATGAAAAATTGGTTTCAAGCATTATTCGTAAAACAAATTTTAACAAGTAAAAAGTTTTGGTATGCTATTTCATCTGTAATTGTTCCGGCTATAATGAGTAGTTTAGGGGTAGATGAACAGACTGCTACTAACTTATTTATTGCATTATTATCTTTAGCTGGTTTTCAAGGTCTTGCAGATTTTGGAAAGGAAGCAAAAAAGAAATAGTGAAGCAATATAGACCACGATTGACTGAATCTGAGAACAGATTAATTAGTGACTTTCGTAATGCCAAAAATGTAGGGATTATAGGAGACACTCATCTTCCATATTGTATCAAAGAAACTCCAGAACACTTATCCTATTTACAATTTTGTTATGAGACCTTTAATAGATTTGGTTGTTCTGAGATAATACATATAGGAGACGAATGTGACAACGCGGCTTTATCATATCATCAAGGAGAAGTAGAGATGCCTAATATAACAAGTGAGGCAGAACAAGCTCAAATGCAATTAAATGAATGGTATAAGACTTTTCCAGATGTAAAAGTTTGCGTAGGAAATCACTCGGCTCTTCCTTTCAGACAAGCAACTACGGCAGGTATTCCAAAAAGATTTATGAAAACCTATGAAGAAATCTGGAACGCTCCAGATGGGTGGAAGTGGCAATTACAATGGGAAATAGATGGTGTATTATATGAACATGGAACGGGAACTTCAGGTCAGAACGGGGCTAGAAATCGTGCTATTGCAAATAGACAATCTACCGTAATAGGTCATTCGCATTCTTTTGGGGGGGTATCATATATGGCAAGTCGTAATGATATGATATTCGGATTAAATGTAGGTTGCGGAATATCAGTAAATCATATGGCTTTTGCTTATGGAAAACATTTTCCAAAGAAGCCAACTATTGGATGTGGTATTGTTTTAGATGAGGGTAGAACGGGTATTTTTATTCCTATGAATTTAGGTTCAAAAGTTATTAGGAAATAATTGTTAATAAAATAATTGTATCTTTGGCATATGTTTCATAATTGATACTACATTTGGAACTACAAATTCGTAACTGATTTTGTGACTCTACATTCGTAGTTTCAGTTTTTGTTTTGAGAGCCTCCTTAATTGGGGGCTTTCTTTTTTATCTGATTTGCGCAAGTTTCCAATCACAATACTCCAAAATCACTCAAATTTTCCCCACTTTTAGAAACCAAAAACGCAGAAAAACGCATTCTTATCTAGTAAAATAATTTTATTTTGGTGTTGAAAAGGGTAGGTTATTAACCTTTTCTTTGTATATTTGAGCATCAATAATGATAAAAACAAAAACAAAAACTAAAATTATGAAAACAATTATCAAATCAAACAGAACTTTCGGAGTAGAAATCGAATTCAATTCGAGTGTTTCACAAACTACAGTAGCTAATATCTTAAATAATAAATTCAGAAGTATTGAATTTAAGGGTGAGGGATATAATCATGCTACCGTTCCTTATTGGAAAATTATCACAGACTCATCTGTAAGTGATAGATTAGGTTATGGTTTAGAAATCGTAAGCCCTATATTAAAAGGTAAAAAAGGATTAAAAGAGGTTCAAAGAATATTAGATGTAATGGATAATAATGAGAATTTTGAAGTAGATATTACTTGTGGAATTCATGTTCATGTAGATGTAAATAATCAGTCGGCTCAGGAAATCGCTAATTGTGTTAAATTATATGCTAAGCAGTCTGAGTATATCGATGCTATATTACAACCGAGTAGAAGAGCGGGTGGTTCAAAGGGTGAGAGATGGGCTAGAAATGCTTATAATAGAATGAATATAGAGGCGGGTAATAATGAGAGATTATTTAATGAAATTGATTCTTGTCTAGAAAATAGAGGTAATACTACATTAAGTCAAATCAATGAATTATGTTCTTATATGGGAGGAAGATATAATGCAGTTAATTTGAATGCTTATAGAAAATATGGAACTGTAGAATACAGACAACATGGTGGTTCTTTAAGTGCTGAGAAAGTTTGTAATTGGATAGTATTCGTTACTAATTTGACAGATAGAGCTTGTAAAGCAAGAAAGATTTTTAAGACTGAGACATCATTTGTAAAGACTTTTGGATGCTCTAAGCAATTAAAGAAATTCGCTTCAAATAGAGCCGTTCATTTTGGGTTTAATCAATTTGAAATAGTAGAAGATGAAATCGTTAGAGTGTCTGGAAAAGATTTAGCAGAGGGTGTTGAATTAGTTAAATTATCAAATGGTTCTTTTCAATTATTTGCTAATGGTAATCTATTAGATAATACTATGAGTCATTTGAAACAATTCGCTATCGCTTTGGGAATTGATTTTGAGGGTATGAATACAAGAAGATTAGGTCAGGCTTTATTGTCTGCCTAGTCTTAATTAATAATTAATAATAAATAAAAACAAAAAATTATGTGTGGATTAATAGGATTTACGAGTAATGGGATTCAAGCCGACCCAGTCATTTTAAGAAAATTGATGAAGGCTAATGATAGTAGAGGTGGTCATTCGACAGGATATTATGATGGAGATTGTCTTAATAAGACGATTGGAAAATCAGATTCTTTGCCGATGCCGAAAAGAAGTGAAATTTTTATAGGTCATACGAGATATGCGACTCATGGAAAAAAGACAATTGCTAATCAACATCCATTTCAATATGGAGAAGTGATTGGCGCTCATAATGGTGTCGTTCATAATTATCGAGAAGTAGGAGAGAAATTTGATTTGGAAAAGACTGAGGTAGATTCTCAGATGATTTTTAAGGTATTAAATAAATCTCAGCGATTAGATACATTAGGAAAGTTTTCAGGCGCCTTAGCCACTCTCTTTACTATGGGAGACGGTAAATTATATACTTATAGAAAGACTAATCCTTTATGGGTAGGTAGAGATAATAGAGGGGGGGTGTATTTTTCTTCATTAAGAGATGTGATGATTGAATGTCAATTGAATAATATATTTCAATTAAAAGAGGGTAGAGTTTATGTTTGGGATGAAGGAAAAGTAATCGCTAAATATGATATCGAGCTTGACCCTATTGCTTCAAAATATTCAAAGGTAAAAAAGCAATGGTGGGAATATGGAATATCAAATCAAAGAAAGACTTATTGGACTCCAAAGAAATCAGTATATTCTGGAATTACGGATATGTATGACAAGGTTGATGATATTGATATTACAGATTATGATTTGACAGAAAATCAAGACCAATTGGATATGTTTGATAATAGATGTGAATGTCAGGAAGATAGTAGTGATTTCTGCTTTTGTATATTATAATGAAATTAATAACTACATATAAATGGAAGTGCGTTTATAAAATGGAGGGCGAGATGTTTATATCAGATTCTTACTCAGATTTGGTTAGACAAATGAGAATGATTGTTTATTCTCAGCCCTCCACAAACGCTCAACATCGAAAAGAGGCTAAAAAAAGATTTTATAACTGGGATAGAACTATATTAGATGATACTTCGGATAAATCATTTGTAATCGATTTAATCAAGATGGGATATGTTAAGGTATTGTCTTGTGTGAGAGAACCCCTTAAATCGCAGGAAAATGAATAATAACACTAAATATAATACAATGACTAAAGAAAGATACTTGTGGTATAAAAAAGAAATCGAAAGATTAAGAAAATTAGATACTGAAATTACTAACAGAGTGAGAGCGACTTACTCAATTAAAATCAAAAATTAAAATTATGAATCACGAAGACAAAATGAAATGTTTGGAAGAGCATTTGAAGAACCCTATTATTAAAAGAAAAGAAATAGCCGAGAATAAACTTTTTATTCTGGACGGAATTATGGCTGGAGACTTACCGGTTTATCGAAAATATATTTGGCGAAGTATGATTAATCCAGATACATTGAGGTGGCTATTCAAGATAGATGTTGTTCAAGGTAGATTGGAAGTAGATAGAATTAAGTTTGAAGAAAATGGTAGAGTAGAATTTGATACTCAGAATCATTCTATTGTATTGGATGAGGAATACGAAGAAGCAACAGAAGATGAATGGAGAAACGGAACTCATAAATTAATTAAATACATTCGAGGTAATGAGTAGTTATGATAATTGGAAATTAAGTAATCCTATAGATGACGGGGTAGGCTATAATATGGTTAGTCGATGCTGTGGGGTTGAGATGGAAGATTCTGATAGGAGTGATTGTTGTGATGCTAGAATGTGTACTGATAGAATGATGTGTTATGAATGTAAAGACCATTGCGGAACATTTGAAGTATGCTCAGAATGTGGGTGTGATGCAGATACGATTGAAGATTATGAATACGAAGCTCTACAAAAAGAATCTTGGGATGAAATGAGAGCAGATGGTGAAAGAGATGAACGCTAATAATAGGGGATGCCGAAAACCTTTAATAGAGTAGGCAATAACTTTCTAAAAATAATATTATGAAAGGAATCGAAGTAAGTGCTGAAAGCACAAATGAAAGGGAGATTGTTCCCAATGGAACTCATGTTGCGAGATGTTATCAAATGATACATCTAGGAACACAAGAGTTTGAATATCAAGGAGAATTAAAGAGGTCAAATAAAATTAGATTGACTTTTGAAATTCCAACAGAAATGAGAGAGTATGGAGGAGAACAGAAGCCGATGGTTATATCAAAAGAATATACTTTATCATTACATGAGAAATCAAATTTAAGGAAAGACTTAGAGTCTTGGAGGGGGGAAGCTTTTACTGGAACTCCACGATTTGATATTACCGATATGATGGGGGGGTGTTGTATGATTACAATTACTCATAAAGTATCGAATGCTGGAAATAAATATGCTGCGGTAACCGGAGTATCTAAATTGCCGGCTGGCTGGGATTGTCCAGACCAAATTAATGAATCATTCATTTTTAATTTTTATGATAACTTTAATCAAGATTGGTTGAATCAACAACCGGAATGGATTCAAGAGCAAATAAAAAATACAGATGAATATACTTCTAAAATAAATCAAATTAAACATCAAGAATAATGGAGGAAATTGTGATGAGGGCGAAAATTGTTATCGCTAATCTTTTCAGTTTTGATGTTAAACATTTTGAGAATCATAACACAAGAACTAAAGATGTTATGGAAGGAAGGAGATACTTAATGTATTTTCTAAGGGAAGACATTGGAATGACTTTCCATCAGATAAGAAAGTTTATTCCAGCAATTACTAATCACGCAACTATCATCCATCATTGTAAGAAGATGGGTGAGTTGCTTGATGTTGAAAGACCTTTGAAAAGAAGATACAACTTATTCAAATCTCAAATGTTAGACGATGATAAATATGTAATCGAAACAGAAATAGTTAAGCGAGTAGAAGAAAGGAAGAAAATTAATAACGAATTGTATAAATTAAAAAAATTATTATGATAGTAAATGGAATCAAATGTAATTCACAAACTGAGGCGGTATTGAATTACTTAAAATCTGGGAAGCAATTATCTCAGGAAGAAGCCTACGATTTAGTTGGAACTCAAAGACTCGGAGCTATTATCTTTAATCTTAGAGAAAAGGGATATGATATTTATTCTTTATATTGTGAGGGAGAAAATAGATTTGGTAATAGTGTAAGATTTGTTAAATATTGTTTCGGCTCTACTCAAGAACAATGTGATAGAATTGAGAATGGAGAATCCTAGTTATTGGGCTATCATCCCAGCAAGAGTAAGGTATTCGGATATTAAACCGAATGCTAAACTCTTGTATGGTGAGATAACTTGTCTTACAAATAAGATGGGTTATTGCTTTGCGACAAATAATTACTTTGCTAAATTATATAATGTATCTAAAAATACTATTTCACTTTGGATTAAAGAACTGAAAGACAAAGGGTTTGTTTCTGTTGAGATGATATACAAAGACAAGCAGATAATAGAAAGAAGAATAGGTATCACTAAATTTAGTGAGGGGGGTGTCATTAAAAAGGATGAGGATAATAAAATAAAGATTAATACTATAAAAGATATATCATATAGGAAAAAGGAATTTCAAAGTTTAGTTTCCAGATTGGATTATGATACTAAAAATAAAGTAGAGTTTTGTGAATATTGGACAGAGCAGAATCAAAAAGGAACAAAGATGAGATTTGAAATGGAAAAGACTTTTGATATTAATTTGCGATTAAAAAGATGGATGCGAAACAATTCAAATTGGAAAAAGCCAACTCAAAAATCTAAAATAAAAACCTCAATAAATGCCCATCAAAAAGCAAGAGAAATGATAAGGAAAATGAATAATAATCTAAATACTTAATCTGCGCGTGAAGCTATGTTTCCTGCGATTTAAGAGATTTACTCTATTCGCTAATAGGATACTATGTAATTTAAGAGAAACGCGTTTTACTAGATATAGAAAATGAAAAAAATAAAAGACATCCCGATTGAAAGTTTGAGAGAATTTAGCTGTGATTTACTAGGCAGAACTTATATGGAATTAGGTCAAAGACCGAGCGAGGAAGATATCGTAACTTTCGCTATGATTTTAGCAGAAGACTTAAAAGAAGATTTCTTTAATTTAGAACTTCAAGATATTCAACAAGCATTCAGACAAGGAATAAGAAACACAGACGAATTTCATATTACCGTTAAAACTTATTACAAATGGATAAAGGCTCACAGACAATTAATTTGGGATAATAATACAAAAGAAAAACAATATCGAGATAAGCGATTAGCTTACAGAAGTCCAAACGGGACAGGTATGAAATCAATATCAACTAATATAAATAAATTAAATTATGAACAAAAACGGAAATTGGAGAATTAAAAACTCAGATGAGGAATTGCCTCAAGATATTCAAGATGCTTTGAATGAAGCAATGAATACTTATCAAAATGAAAATGGAGAAACTTTGAAAGAAGCTTTTGATAAGGAAGCTGGAATCAAAAAAGATATAGGATATCAACGCAGAGGGTATTATCGAAAACCTTTAACTAAGACTTATCAAAAAGAGATGCTACAAAAAGATAAAGTAGTCTATGTTCAAGGAGATAAGTTAATCAAATGGACTGAAGATAATTTTATTGATGAAGTTGTAGATGGAATAAGAGCAGAAATCAATTACGATTACCCAGACCATGTTTTAGATTTCGTAGAGCATATACCATTAAATATATGTGGTGTTGATGGAGATGAATTCTCTGATTCATTAAGAGTAGCTTATGTAGATAAAATTAAAATTATTGTAATAGATGGGGAGGAACAAGAAATATTACAAGGCTATCTTAGAGGTGATGGTTCTAACATTTTATACAGTTAATTATGAGACAGAAAGTATTTGTTTATGGAACATTAAAATCAGGACATCACAATAATAGTTTATTAGAAAACTCTACTAAGATAGGGGAGGCCTGGACTAAAAAAGAATATACATTATTGGAAGACCATTACAATGGATTACCTTATGTAACAAAAGAAAAGAGTTATGCTATTCATGGAGAAGTTTACGAAGTAGATGAATGGACTTTTATGATGTTAGATAATTTAGAGGGGCATCCTCATTTTTATTGTAGAGAACTAATTGAAATTTTTATTCCTTGCATTGATGATTTTGCAATTGATGATGGAAGAGTAAAGTATGACTTAATGGAAGATAGGGCGTGGCTCTATTTTTTAGGAGATGGTTACGATACCAGACAAGTTAGAAAATTACCTAACGGTTCGTGGTAATGAAATCAGTAAATAGTTTAAGCGGGGGAAAGACTTCAAGTTATATTGCAGTTAAGTATCCCGCTGATTATAATGTATTCGCATTAGTTAGAACTGACGATAGAAATTGTTTATTTCCAGATGAAAAAATCAGACAAATTGTTTCAGATAAAATTGGAAAAGAATTTATAGGAACTTTAGAGATGGATACTATAATATATACAATGTTAGATTTAGAACAATTTATTGGAAAGAAAATACATTGGGTTTCTGGAATTACTTTTGATAAGGAAGTAAATCGAAATGGATTATTACCCAGTCCGCTTAGAAGATATTGCACAGCGCAATTAAAACAATATCCTATTTTTCAGTGGTGGCAAAAACATATAAATGAAGTATGTGAAATGAGGATTGGTTTTAGAGCCAACGAGCAAAGGAGGGCTAGTAATATGTTAAAGCATTGTAATGAAAGAGGGTATAGGGAAGAAAAACATATCATTGGAAAATTAAAGGATGGTCGAAATAAATGGACAAAAACAGAATGGCAGAAACCGATATTCCCTTTAATCAATATCGAGAATCCAATTTACAAAATAGATATAGAAAACTATTGGAAAGATAAACCGGTTCGATTCGCTGAGTTAAATAATTGTGTAGGATGTTTTCACAGAAGTATTCCTTTATTAAAAAAGATGTGGCAGACCCACGAAAATAAAATGCAATTCTTTTCAGACTTAGAAAAAGATAGATACTATCCAAACGATACATTGAAAGCAACAGATGATATAACTTATCAAATGATTAAAGAATGGAAATTACAAACAGAATTATCTTTTGATGATTTTGATGATTGTGATTCAGGATATTGTGGCTTATGAAAGAGAGAGATACATTTGGAAGTGAATTAAAAGAAAAATTAAATGATTACAGATGTCATCTTTTATCACTTGAGGAGATAATACATTTTTTAGATGATTATTATAGGAGAAAAAAACCTTTTATAAAACAATGTGATGAATTTACTAAAACTTATAAAGAATTATTGAAAAAAAAATTGTAAGATTGCAAAATGAATACTAATCCAAAAAGAGAGGCAAACGAAACTTACGAGGATTATAAAATTCGTCAAAAAGAAATTAAAAAAAGAGAAAAATTCAGATTGCAAGGTGAATTAGTATGGGAATCGAAAAGAGATGGAACATATATTAAGAAAATTCACGGAGAATTAAAATGAAAGCAATAATTCAGTTTGAAATTCCAGATTCAAAAGATTCTCAAAAAGACAAAGAGAAATTAATTCAAGATATTGTAAATATTGTAGATGAATGGCTCAAAGGCGAAAGAATTATTAATATAGATTTTATTCAAACTTATGAAAACAATAAAACGAACGATTTTATTGATTGGGAAGCTGATACAACTCTTAATTGACGCAATATTTGGATTAGCAATTACATTGATAACAATTATCATTGTTTTTCCCCTATCATTTTTGTATCAACGCGTAAAAGTCGCTTATTACGAGATAAAAGAGCTATTAGAGTAAAAATACGCTTGTTTTCCTGCGATTTCCTGCATTTTTAAGATTTTTACATATTAGACGTCCAAACTAACATTTTTTTATATCTTTGCGCCGTATTCATAATCTTTACCTAGTATGTCGGAAGCACAATTACAAACAAATGTCGTAAAATACCTGAGATTCCAATATCCGCAAGTAATATATTGTGCATCGCTTGGTGGTCAATACCAGCGATACCCCAGCCAAAGAAATAAGGCAAAAGCCACTGGTTATGTAAAGGGGTTTCCTGACTTAGGTATCTATGAGCCAATAGGGCGGTATGCGGGTTTATTTATTGAGATAAAAGAAAAGGGATACCCTACAAAAGAACAAAAAGATTGGATTACTAAATTAAACAAAAGAGGATACTACGCTTGTATAGGAAAAGGCTTTGATTCTACTATTAAGATAATAGATGATTACCTTAACGATAATATAGGCAATGAAGAAGATATCAGACAAACAGAAGATAATAAACAAAGAGTTAAAGAGAGTATATAAAGAGATAGCAGATACTAGACCTCATTATTGTTCTGGATGTGGTAGGGGAGACCTACCCCTCAGTCATTCCCATATAATACCCCGTAGTCGTAGGAGAGATTTAATAACAGACCCTCGCAATATAACTTATCATTGCCTAGGGGGGATAGATGGTAGGAAAGGATGTCACGAACTATGGGAGGGTTGTATAGAAGATAAACAAAAGCTATTAGACTATGGGGATAATATGGAATACATCCTTGAAGTAGATACTGAATACTACTACATACTAACTGAATTAAACTCTGATGCCTAACTTCCCTAAGACAAAGAGAAGACCTTGGATACCAAAGAGAGAGAGAACCTCTCAAGGATTAAAGCCTGCTTCACGCTCAACTGATGAACACATCGCCTTTTATAATTCTAAGCGATGGAGAAGCCTTAGAAACTATTATATACAGATGAATCCTCTATGTGAGTTATGTGAGAAAGCTGGCTATGTTATATCAGGACAATGCGTAGACCATATCGAACCGATGCGTTTTGGTGGTTCAAAGACCTCATTAGATAACCTCCAGACATTAT